AAAAGGATGGAACGGTGCATCTGACCATCATTCCGGGTAAGGTAAAGACCATCAAACTTTGACGGATATTGAATTGTTTGGGTATGGAGTGGGTAAATTTCAGTATATCACGGGTATTTGATGAGGAGAGCAATTAGTGTAAAATAGTTTTTACGCCTTGATGTTATAATCTTTACATAAAAGAAAACAATTCTATCGTTGAAGCTCTTACGTGGGATACCGCTTTCAAGAACATAAACGAACCAAGCGGATGGGCCATGAAAGGGATACATGAAGAAGCCTACCAATAAATCCGGCATCAATTGACATAACAAAATCGGATAACTGAAAAATTATCCGCTTTTAGTTTCTTTATTTCGAAAGAAAGATATATATTTGCAACGCTTTTTCAGAAAAGCACCCGATATTGCAGAAAAAACAGTTGCCGAAATGGCTCAGTTGGTAGAGCAATTCATTCGTAATGAATAGGTCCCGGGTTCGAGTCCCGGTTTCGGCTCAAGGGGGTCAAAATGCCCCTTTTTTTTTATTTTACGCCAATAGACTATAAATCAACATCTTACAAACCTAATCGACTGATTTCCAACATGTTTAAGTAACCTTTTTAATGGCTACCACCGTTACTCTGCGTTACTTATCGTTACATTGTTGAACCAAGTGTGATACCAATTTGTTTCTGGTATCACAGCTGGTATCACACTTGGTATCACATTTACCGTAATTAACAAATTATAAATTAAAAAAGAAACAGTATGGAAACATGGAAAATCAAGCCGGTATTCGACAGAAAAAAGAAAGCAACACCGGAGAAATCAGCTAAGGTTGAAATTGAAATTCAATTCTCGCGTACAGAAAGAAAATGGATCTCAACAGACATTGAACTGTATTCAAACCAATGGGATGGAGAATTCGTTGTACGACACGCCAAATTTAAAGAATTAAATAGGGCAATAACAAAGCATATTAAAAAATTTGAGGACATTATCAAAAATATCAGAAGAGAAGGAAAAGACATCAATCTAAAAAACTTTAATATTTTTTATAACGAAAAACACGTAAAGTCTAAATCGTCATTTTTAGATTTCGCTTATGACGAGTTACAGAGAAGGGATCTTAAATGGTCAACCAAACGAGCGCACCTTATAGCACTGGAAGCTCTAAAACGCTCCGGAGTAATTAAAACATTTGACGATATCACTCCTGAAAATATAGCTTTATTTGACAGGTTTATAAGAAGAGAAGATCCAACAAGAGGACAGACAACAATACATGGATACCATAAGAGAATAAAACCTTATATTAATGAAGCGCTTCGGCTTGGACTTATCGAGGACACACCTTACAGGGTATTCAAAGATAAACATGGTAGATATAAAACAAGACAGCCTCTCACAATGGACGAACTGCAATCTATCCGCAATATAGAGTTGAATGATCGACAATTACAAAAAGTACGTGACCAGTTTATATTTCAATGCTATACCGGCTTATCATGGGTTGACTTATACATGTTTGATTATGACAGATGTACTGTAGAACATAACGGAGTTGCATATATAGACGGAGAACGTATCAAGACCGGAACCAAATTTTACACACCTATACTTACTCCAGCAATGGAAATATTAAAAAAATACGATTATAAATTTACAGTCCCTACTGTACAGTCATTTAACAGAAGCCTTAAAATCATAGCTGAACTTATCGGCTTAAAAAAGCCCTTAACCAGTCACATAGCCCGACATACATTCGCTACCACTGTTGTTTTAGCAAATGACGTACCTATCGAAACGTTGTCTAAGATGCTAGGGCACACAAAGGTTTCAGTCACACAAGTTTATGCAAAAATTCTAAATAGTTCAGTAGAAAAACATGCGGAAAAATTAAACAGTATTATATAAATCCATCCGTTGTGCTTATGAGTTATCGCTTTTAGTTCATAGGCACAACGATATCACCCTTGCCAACACGACAAGAGGTATCAGCCTGTATATCCACCTCTCTATACGTTCCATCGCATCACAGCAAGCAAACGGCAAAAATACCAGTGAGGCACATCATCAGCATGTTCAAGCAATATGTTCAACTTATCTTCTTTCATATATAAACATAAAAAAAGCGGTAAACCTCGACATTTGTGGGGAGTACCGCCTTTGTATTATGAATAGAGAATTGTCAATCCGTACCTGTCGGCACATAATCGTTTAAAGCTCTTTCTTGTGGCACATATCCTAACTCTTTACACTTATCCAAAAGGATTGTGGCCAACTTGAAATAATCTGTAGGAGTTTTCGACCACTCCGATAATACCTCTATCATATTTTGCATATCATTTGTATCTGACATACGAGAATCTGCACCTCGCACCCCATATGTTAATCCAGATAGTTCTTTATGGGCTAGCAGAATACAAACCAATTCTCGAATTACATGGCTTATATCTTCACCTTTCGGTAAAAATTCCCCTAAGAATTTTTGGATATTACCATAATACAATTCGTAAGAAAGTTTGGGATTCTGTTCCGAAATACCTAATATTTCTCTAACCGTTTCCGGATTTCGAACTTCTCCAAACAAATCCTTCTCTAGGCTGCTGTTTGCTTCAATGATTTTATCAGCTGCACTGATTAAATCATCTAATGACTTCTTTGATAATTCCATACATTATATTGATTATATTGCTTTTCTTTCCAATGCCGATTTCATTTCATCAATAGCAGACGTCAAAGAACGTTTTGATATAGGGTCAAACAAGATATTCTTAGTTGCTATTTCAGAAGAAATGAGCATTTCTCCATTATTAAACTTTGCGAATTGCTGATTTTTCATTTTCCCTTTAGGTAATAACTCTAAATATACGCCATATATGATAGATGGCGAAACATGTAACTCTTTGGCTAATGTCTTTACCTTTACAGGGAATGATACGGCTCTCCCAAGCTTTTCTTGAATTACCGGATTGATCAGAATATCCAATGCAAATTGGTCTGCCTTTTGCTCATTCAAAAGCAAATCGGGTATATCTGGAGTTGAAAAATGATAGTTCAGAGTTTCTATCATATCAAAGTCATTAACGACATGGTAAAGCTCATGAAGTAAACTAAGCCATAATTTATGGTATTTTTTACCCATATCGGTTATGATAATACAAGGTTTTCCATTTAGGATGAGAGTAGCCCCGTGTGCATTTGTTCCTGTGGCATAAGATTGAGTCAACACAGTAATACCTATCTGATACAATACAAGAACAAATCTGTAATAGCCATTCTTTTCATCCTCCGTAAACTCTGCCGACCGGCGAAGCAGCTGCAAAAGCAACTCCCTATCAAATCCATTCGGATTTCCTATCTTCAAGAATGACTGAATAGCGCACTTCAGCCAAAAAGAAGTCATTTTGGATTCCGTCTCTTCCAGCATCTTCCTCTTCGATTTACTGAAAAGAGTAGGCAGCAACGACGTATCATCATATTCATAAATGGAGTTTATACCAAGGAAGTTGCAAATATACTTTTCATACTCTTCCACTTTTGTTTTCGGTATGATTCCTAACTTTTTCAATGCTGCCAAATCAAAATTCTTGGACATATAAGAAAACCTTTCAAGCCTTTCAAGCTCCTCCTCTTCCGTGTCCTTCCCGTTGCAGTATGCTGAAACAAAACCACCCTCAGAAAGCCCTAATACTTTCATCAAACGGATGGCTTGCATAAATTTTAAATCAGCAACTTCCCCACACAAGAATTTGCGCAAAGTATCATTGTTTGCTTTTATTTCATCAGCCAAGGCATTGACCGAAATATCATTTTCTGACATGAAATCCAATAGCAATTCACGCAAAGACTTGCTTTCAGATGCACCTTTATTTCTTCTTATAATATACATATCACCGCCATTTTTTGGCAAAAGTACACGATATTATAGAAAATCGCAAATTTTCGCCGCCATTTTTGGCGACAAAAAAAACAACACTCCCCACCATGTCAAAGAACGCTTCTGTTCGATTATTATTTTTCCAATCCTTTTCTGCAATGTTCACATAAGAACTTTTTGGCTACAGGGAACATCTTTTGACCGACATATCCACTGAGATATTGCGCTTCCTCTCCATAAGGATCAATCCCGAAAGCCTTGGAGATATGCCGGCACAAATGACCTTTTTCGTGATCCCACGAATTTTGAAATTCTTCGGGAGTAGAGGTTAGTGAGATAACCATTACTGTCTCTCTTCTCCTGTAGTCCGAATAGGTTAGACCGGTATTCATTCTGCCTTCGGTCAGATTGCGATACGCACGCTTGAGGGAATCCCCCCTGCATCCTATACGGTATAGGTCCATAATGATCCGATCCGCCCAATAGGTGTGTACCGCATAATACACTTTGACGTGCCAGTCTCCATATTTCGGTATGTAGAACTCCTGAATAATCATATCACATCCGACCAGATTACAGGAATCCCTTTACCTATACAGGTGGCAAAGAACTCGTCAAACGCCCTGCAAGGATCGCCATCAATATCATCAAGGTAGCATTTTATATGCTTGCATAAGTGAGCCTCGTCAACCAATGATTTTTTATAGAAATCCGCTTTCAGCATGTTTGCGACATAAGCAACGTCATAACCCTTGTCGTGCTCAATGGTAATTCCGTTCGCTTTCAGCATATCGTCCACTTCATCTTTGCTCCACGGCTCCAGCTTTTTCTCTTTGCCCGTGGCTTCGTCTTTCACCTTCATTTTTGAAACGGCCCATTCATAAAGTTTCTTGCTGAAATGGAATCCATACGATTCCAAGTAAAGTTTCATTCCTGATGGAAATTTGCTATATGTATCCAATCTCTGTTCCATAACTTAACTTTAATTTAAAAAGAGGGGCATTCCACCCCTCCACCATTAATAAAACTCACCGTTAGCGCGTCTGCGTCTGCGTTCGCCCATGTCATCCATACGCGGATATTCAGGAAAGTATCCGGGGTATCTGCGTTCATCCATGCCGGATGAGCTTCCACCACCTGAATAACTTCTTCCACCATCACGGAAACCCATTTCTCCGCGCATCTCTCTCATGGCTTTTTCGTAACCTTTGCGGCAGCCTTCCTTATAGGCTTCCTCCACCTCGTCACCTCTCATACCGAAGCCGCGTCCGTAATCGTCACGCCCTTCTTCTAATATTTCCCACATTCCCATAATCATTTCTTTGTTTTGGATGTTTCAACCACTCCGAGCTGTTCCATTAACTTCTGATTCTGTGCAATGAGGTCAGCCATATTTTTGCTCATTTCCTGCATGTTCTTATCCATATTGGACATTTGCCCTTTCAATGCGGATATTTCCTGCTCCTGCTGTTGCTTGGCTGCAAATTCAGGGTTCAGCATGGCAAGCATTTGCTCACATACCCTAAGAAAGTTCTGATGATATTCCACACTTTTTAGGACATCCTCACTTTTCTGTTTCATGGTAAGGACCTCAGTATTCATTTCGTCTCTTGACCCTGTAATCAGCATCCCTGTCTTAATATCATCGGCAATATTGGCATTAGCCGGTATCTCTTGCAAATTGACATTCTGTCCGTTTATATTCACGACAAAATCAATAACCTGTACCGGCTGCGGATAAGGCATGTTGGGAACAGTCTTATATATGGTTTTTATGGGGCTTACATTAACGACCTGCCCACATTCCAAACTTGGATTTGCACCTCTATGAAGAAGATATAATGTACTGTTTACTCGTAAGTTCTGAAACATGATTGTTTGATTTTAAAGGAGTGTGGCTATTTCCATTTTGGAAATCACCACAAAACTCCATGTTAATTATTACTTGCTCCTTAAAGAAGCTGTTTCTGCTGTAGGAGCCGGAGCCGTTGTCGGTCTGTATCCACCATTAACAAGATACAATTCGTTGGTGTACTTGTTATAATGAATCTCATAGATGCCGGTTCCAGCCAAGTTTGCAACAGTCACAGGCTCATTGTTATAAGCCATCAACGGTCTTGTGTCCCCATTAGTTCCTATCAATATCGGAAGTGTAGCAGTCGTACCGGCAGGTATAGCTTGTCGGAGACTGATATAGAATCCCCCAACATAATCCCTGTTACGGAACGCATGGTTAGGGAGTTCAAGAGTAACATTCTCCGTACCGACTGTCACAGCCACCGTAGGAAGAGTATTGAAGTTTGCTCTTCCGATTGATGGGAATGGGAATCCTGTAAAAAAGTTAGGCCACATATCTACCTCCTTTCTTACCGGATTAACCCCAGTAGTTGTTGCAACCACATCCACTACGTCCGTATACAGCGTCACCCATATATGCACCGTAGGCGGCTGCACGGAAACAATCTGTATTAATGGCGGTTAAATTGGGGTATTGAACACTCACAGTATTGGGGAGCTTGCATTTGATTCCATCAACATCGCTTTGTAATGCCTGCAATCCGGCTGCCAAAGGAGCAATCTGTTGTCCTACTGCACTCAGGATAGTGGCGTTCTGATTACGCTGGGATATTTCGGCTGTTAAAGTAGCCTTTTCCGCAGTAAGAGATGCGATCTTGTCCTGCAATGCCTGATTTTGAATTGCATCAAGTTTGGCAAGGATAGCATTCGTGTTGGCAGTAGCACCGTCACGCAATGACAATGTGTTTTGGTTAGCAGTGTTGATTAATGCGTTAGTTTGGTTGCACATTGCAAGCTGGCTCTCGTATCCTTGTGTGGTTACAAGCTGTTTCATATCGCAGCAACAGCTACAGATCTGAGATGTCAGAGCGTTGTTACCTTGCATAATCGCAGTCAGGATACTGTTGGTGTTCTGACCCATTTGGTTACCGAGACCGCAGATTGCCTGTGATACAGAGTTAATACCGGCAAGGATTTGGTCTGAAGAGGTGTTAACAGCTTGGGCTAATGATGCAATGTCCACACCGTTCCGGTTAAGTGTCTGCATGATCATTTCTCTTCCTTCATCGGCACCCTTATTGTTGTTGCCACCGAATCCAAAGTTTCCGTTACCGAAGATGGCTGCAATCACAATCAATGCAATGATATCCTGAAAACCGCCATTGTTACCAAAGAAACCACCATTGCCGTTACCGTTGCCAAGTAACCCCATCAGATATCCTGTGTCAATGCCACGGTTTTGCAAAGACGGAAGGATGGAGGCAAGCAGATTATTAGCAGCACCTCCATTACCTGACGGATCTCCAAAAACATAAGTTCGTTCCATAAGTATTTGTATTTTGTATCCCGGTCAAAATCGACCGTTCACAAAGTACAGAATTAAACTTCTGTTATTCAATTAATTATTTGTTAAGTACTTGTTTATTCTTTGTAAATCATTTGTAATGCTCCATTTACCAATACGATATTTAAAATTATTTTTCAAGCTATTCACACGCTGTTGTGACAATCCTGTAAGACGTACAATTTCTTTTTCTGTTATACCGTTATCTATCAATGTTTTTATCAACAATGATCGTGCGTCCACACATTCCTCTTTGTTAGAGAAAAATATTTCATTTTCTTCTAAGTCAGTCACTCTGCATACAATACTAAGCACAGTGCAATACAAGTCTTTAATTCTCATCTTGAAAAAAATTAAGGTTTTAAAGAACAAATACCAATAGAAATTGTTATTAGCTTAGAAAGTCGCTAACAATTCCTGTTGGTATTGTACTCCTTATCAAGGTGAGATGTGATGGAAGGAGAGCGGCTTTCTTTTTTCCTAAGCCGCAAAAGGATCACTTTTATTATATGAGTTTTTTCTATTATCTGCCACACTTCTACCTGTGGCGGATGATACTTGATGTTGCTATCTCATCTTGCACCTCCCTTCTTCTTTATCAACCAAATGACTACGATTAACAATACTAATATAACACCTATAGATAACTCTCCTAGTTCTAATTTTGTCTTCTGCCACCATGTTAATTCCTTCTCCACAGGATAGGGAACTTCTACCTCTTTCTCCTTTTCTATATAGGCTGTATCGCGGATTGTCCTGTCACGGTAGACTATATGCCACTTGTCAACTAATACTGAATCGCCTTTCTCTTTTACATAGACAGAATCCTTAATGTGAATGGAATCACGTTCATGCACGGTAAGATAAATACTGTCAGTCCTTATTGTTTCCACCGGGACATACCTTATACTCCGGCATGACCCAAACAGCAATAGCAATGCTATCGCTATCGCAATCCATATATAGACCCTTTGTCTCATCCCTCAAATTTTATATCGTTGATACGGTTCATCCAACCACGTTTGAACTTGTTGTTTGCTGGGCGTTTCCGGCATATATCCTCGATGAAATCAAACCGTGCAATCTTGATCTGGTCAAACAGTTCACGCGGATTACGGGAATTAACTGCGGCAAGTGTCTTAGGTCCGACAATGCCATCAGGAATCACACCAACCAAATCTTGCGGTACTTTAATACCATGTGCCCCAGAAGCCCATACAAAATCCACAAGAATATTCGCCACGGATTGCGATTTAATTTCGTCAGCCTTCCATCTGTTCCAGTACATGGTTTTCAAAATCTCCGTCCATTCTTCTTTCGTGATGTTTTTCAATCTTTCAACCGTAGGCTTGGGATAGCCTTTCTTCCGGCAATACGTTTCATAAGTTCCGATGGTTACGCCCATATTGGTAGCTCCTCCTAAATCGTCAGGGTCATTTATAAAACCGCCTTCCCACTTCAGGATAAACGGTGCAAGTTTTCTTACGTCAGCCATTTCTCTTTCCCTCCTTTTCTTTTTCATTATCAAACAATATCTGAGCCATGATCTTGGCAATATCATCCTTGTTCTCGATAATCACACTCATTGTCTTCTCAGCCTTGCGCAACTCCGCTTTTTCCCATGATTTTTCACGAACTGATTTAAACTCACAGAAAATGCAGTAACCCGTCCAAATCATTGAAAAAATAGGGAAGGGGATAACTACGCAGCATAACAGGTCAATAAAGCACAATTCTATGAACGGGGTGAAATACTTCTTCGCTTTGACGGCTGTTTTCTTATACCCCGTGGATGTTCTTGCCTCCCCCCGTTGCTTGGCTTTCATTACTCCCGTGATAAGGTCTACTAACATAGCCCCCATTGTAGCCGCAATACACAAGGCTATAAGCACAATATGTATCATCATGTGCTCGTTGATAAAATTGTAAATTACGTCTTTCATTTAAAGTAAGTTTTGAACACATTAATATGATAGATATTCACCTGTCCATAGTTGGCATCAAATATCTTCTTGATCTCGTAGCCCAATCCATAAGATAATGCTTTCATTCTTCGCCAGTTGATGGAACGCCAGTTCATATTATGCTCCTTTGCCCAACGCTTGATACTGTACCATTCTTTGGATTCATCAAGTTGCTCGGTCTTCTGTTCTATTTGTTTCTGTTGCTCCTCAATCTTCATTTGCTGTTGGGCAGCTAGCATAAGAGCCTCTCCAAAAGATTGAGGGACGTTATACTGAGAGTGAAGCGAGTAACTACCTGTATTTACCACCGAAGGAACAATCTCATCAAATATCCAACTCTCAAACTCGTCAGCTTTCGGCATCTGACTTTTGGTTATCAAGCGATAGATGTTGCCTTCGCTGATAAACTTCATTGATTTCATTTGTATAGCTGGCGTGCCATCTGCTTTTAATCCAGTTTGCACCCCTACTTCCCGAATCGTTATGGAGGCTGGTTTACAGTGATCTATAATTGCTTTTGATGGATTTGAATACTGTAGAGAAGTGGCAATATCCATTCCGCAAAACCAACTTTTACCATTTTCAACATACATACGAACTTTGCCAAATAGTGGGTGTTCGTAAACCATAATTCCACTCATTTCAAGAGCAGACGAAACTTTTTCTACAACTAGCATATTACTTCTTATTATATATTTAATAAATATGTCCTGCACTTTTGCATCACATTAATTATCAACGTTTTTAATTACTTTTGCCTGTTGAATCTTCGTAAGTCGTTGATACAAAAGCTAAACGCAAAAATGCGTTTAGTAATTCATCATCTGTATTAAGAATTGACAATACTTCTTATTACAGAGGCATGTCTTCTTTATTTGGTCATACAAAACAAAAAAGAGCCTGCTACGGAAACTAATCCGCAACAAGCTCTTGGCTTTATCAAATATGTAGTATGTCTTTTCGTCATAATCAATGTGGCGTGCATCTTCACACGCTTCCACAAAGATAAATATTGCTTCTCTCTTTCGCAAATAAGAATACAAAAAAAGAACGACCGCTAGCAAAAAGCACAGCAGCCGTTCAATCCACGCCCTACTCTCTATCCCATTTTCCCAAGAAGACAATAGCAAAGATATCAAACAGGTTGTATCCACATGGGAAAAAGGTTAATAAAATATATGTTGTATAATCTGTTATTTTAATTTAGATTAAACAAAAATAATATTTAAATTGTTTGTTAATAAATAAATTAATTTGTTCCTTTGTAGCAGGCAATAGCCTTCATGGTGTGAAGTTACACCATACCACTTTTAGAACGTGATCACTGTGGAGGCAATTGCTGTATTATAACGGCGGTTGCCTTTATTGTTGAACAATGAAACAATGGTTTAAGATACCTTCTTTAAAGAAGTCGAATAAGGATATGTATAGTGATGCTACTTATCATGGTAAAGATGATGGTGGTAATTTTATTTATGTTCCTAAATGGGTGGAAAATCTGTTTTCTGGCAATAGAGGGAATATAGATTATGACATGTCGACCGTTGAAGGGAAATCAAGAGCCTTACATGAATGTTGGCCGTTTGCAATGGTTCTAGATCATTGCGGAAGGATGATGCAGAATGGGCGGTATTATGTGACGGATATTAACGGAAACGAGAAGAGGAGTTTTAAAGACATTGTGACTCTTCTGAATCGTCCGAATGTGATACAGAGTGGGCGTTCTTTTATAAAGCAGATTGAGATATCTTTGAAGTGTTTCGGATTTTGCCCTGTCTATACACTAAGAGCTTTAAAGTCTGATCTCCCTAAATCCATGATGGTAATACCTCCCGAATTATTCTACATGGAATCATTCGGTAAGGGCCCGTTTACTCAAACAGAGCTTTCTTCAATTGCTAGTAAGGTATATATACGTTGGGGAAATGAGAATATAGAACTTGGTGATGAGGAGTATTTTGTCATATACGATTCGATAATGGATATTCCAAGTAATAATGGAGGGAGAATTACCTTCCACTCCCCTGTGGACGCATTATCTACTCATACTCGAAACTATATGGCTCAACTGATAGGGAGAGGAAACCTTATTGTTAATGGAGGACCTAAAGGGATACTATACGGAAATGATACGACTGACGTAGGGAATGCAGCTATTACTCCGTCTGAATCCAAGAAATTGCAGGATGATTTCAAAAGGAAATATGGTATAGTGCATAAGTTGTATGAAATCATGGTGACTCCTAAGAAACTAGGGTGGATTACATTAGGGTCAAATACAGACCAATTGAAGCTTCATGAGGAGGATAAGGCGTGTTTGGAAGCGATAGCTCAGACGATAGGCTTTGACCCCAATCTGATTATACAAGGAAGTACTTATGATAACTCTTCTCAAGCAAAGAAAGCGGCATATCAGGACCTTATTATACCTGACAGTGAATCTATAACAGAGGCTCTGACTAATGCTATATGTAAGGACAGGGCAATAATCAAAATGGACTTCACTCATGTCCCTTGCCTTCAAAAGGATATGAAAGAATTGGCGGATGCCTTGTCTACAGCCTCTAATGCTGTAGCTTCATTGTATAACAATCGGCTGATTACTTTTGAAGAAGCAAGAACCGAAATGTCCAATTTTACAGATATTGATCCTGATAACCCTAAGGGAGAATTTAAAAGTGAAATAAATAATGATGGAGACAAGCAAATACAAGAATAGGTTGGGGAAGCAGTATAAATCCTTAGCTTTTTATGCAAAGGAGATACAATATGATTCTGGCAGTAGAACTATAAGTGGTTATGCTGCGGTTTTCAATAACATTGATAAATCCGGTGATATGCTCCTGAAAGGTTGTTTTTCAAAAAGCATACAGGAGAGAGGTCCGGGAAGTTCTGCTAATGATAAGATTATCTTTTTGTGGATGCATGACATGCATGAGCCTATAGGACGCATTACGCTTCTGCAAGAAGATGAGAAAGGGCTTTACTTTGAAGCGTATATTGATGATGTGGAAAGAGGAAATCAAGCGTTGAAACAGCTTGAAAGTGGAACTTTGAACCAGTTCTCTATAGGTTATAGTTATGTATGGGAAAAATGTGAATATGACAGGGAACGTGATTGCTTGGTTGTAAAGGAAGTCATTCTGTATGAGATATCCGTAGTGTCCATAGGATGTAACGGAGAAACTGAATATCTTGGTCTGAAATCGGCAGAAGAATATGAAAGTGCGTTGGAGTCACTTCCGGTTGAAATAAGTGATGTATGTAAAGGACTTCCGATAAGAAAGAGGGAGGAAATCCAAATGTTAGTAAGAAAAGCGATGTCACTCGCTCGATACAAGCCGGCAGACAAGCCACTTGATGAAGAGGGAGCCGATGAAAAAATAAAACTATTTACAAAACCTTTAAAACTTAAAGAAGCATGAAATTTGACTTTTTAAGCAAAATTGATTTGTCGGTAATGGATGAGGTTTCCGTGAAGTCATTACAGGCGTTGCAGGACGCAATAAACGCTACTGTAGGCGATTTCATGGACGATACTATCGACAAAAAAACTTTTGAGGATAAATTAAATGAGGTTTCTCAAAAGATAGATTCCGAAAAGGAATTGGAAACAGTGCGTAAGGAACTTGGTGAGATGAAAGAGATAATCGTTCGCATGAAAGGTGCAATGCATAAGAATGAAGACGGGCAAATGGTGTTCAAGTCTGTAGACCAACAGATTGAAGAGCAACTGAAGGATTTCATCACAGTAGGCAAGCATGGAGAGAAAACTGTGGACTTGAAAACGGCTTGTAAGCAGTCTATAGGATTTAAGAAAAACCTTACGATTGTTGTCAACAGAAAAGATGTATCTCCTGTGACAAGTACAAATGTGGCACCACATTATAATATGACTATTGATAATCAATTGTCTGTTGAACCACGCTCTCAGACTGTAATCCGTAAATTTGCGAATGTGGCAGCAATATCTACACGATCATTGACTTATGCGGAGTTCAATCCGGGTGAAGAAGAAGCCGAATGGGTTCCAGAAGGCGGTCTTAAGCCTATGATGAGCGGTACATTAGCAGAAGTTACTATCAATGCCGGTAAGGTGGCTCTTGGAACAAAGACATCCGAAGAAACATTATCTGATTTGCCCCAGTTAGTTGCGGAGGTTAGGGCCGAGATTATCAATCGTATTGGATTAAAAGAAGAAGAAGGCATTCTGTCCGGTACTGGTTCCGGTGGTCAGATTAAAGGGATTGAAAGTGATATTCCTAAATTTTCCTTGACAACTCTGAAAGTAGATAAGCCCAACACTTATGATGTTATTGTTGGTATGTATACACAAATTGTATCAATGTCCAATATGGCTTATCGTCCAAATCTTGTGCTTATGCATCCTCTTGACTATGCGCAGATGCAGTTGACTAAGGATGTTAATGGGCAATATCTTCGTCCTTTCCGTATTGGCGATGAACTGATTCAAGGCCTGAGAGTGGAAACCAGCACAGCAATCAAGCAAGGTGATATTTGGGTTGGCGATTTTAACTATCTTAACATCCGTGATGTATGGGTTCTTACCATTACACTTGGATGGGAAAATGATGATTTCACTAAAAATATGGTGACTATCCTTGGTGAAAAACGTCTTATGGTGTATATTAAAAAGCAATATAAAACTGCATTTGTCAAGGATAAGATTGCGACCGTTATTGAAGCTATAACCCCTGCCGGTATTGGCGGATAAATTTATTAAATATTATGAAAGTAAATTTGACTAAAACTTATGAGGTTGAGTTCGCAAAGGACGGGGCCGTTTATAAAAAAGGTGATAAAGTAAGTGTTAATATGTTACTTGCAGGTAAGTTCTTCCAAGATGGACGTGTTGCCACTGTTCCTTCGGAATTGATGGAGGACGCTAAGAAAATCGGTGCTGAAGATTTGTTCAATAAAAAGAAGAACCTCAAAGATATTGTGTAATGTTGGTGGATTATACTTTTTTCCAAGGTGGTATTCTTGATATCGAAGGTGCAGTATTGAATATACATACTCCTTCTGAGACTAATAAGGCAATTGTTGACAGCCTTCAAGGCTTTGTAATGCAATATGAGCCGGAATATTTAGAGAAGCTCCTAGGGGAAAAGTTGTATAAGGAATTCTCATCCTATATTTCCAACGATGAAAAAACTAAGGAAAAAAGATGGGATGATCTTATAGCGCATCTTGTCATGAAATATAGTGATGGCGATAGGGAGATTTCCAAATCCCCCATCGCCAACTATATATACTTCCATTACTTGAGACATAATCACACTCAGGCGACTATTACAGGAGTGAAGGCTGATGGAGATGATGGTCGTCTTGTAAGTCCCGAAAGGAAAATGATGTTTGCATGGAACGACATGGTAAGAATGAATATCAGACTTGTGAGATGGCTTCAAGCCAATAATGCGGACTATCCGGATATCGCCACCGATTTCGAATTGATGGAAACAATTAATTCTTTTGGGATATGATAATTGATATAATATCAGATGTATGTGCTTCCTTGTCAAAAAGAATGGATCAACAGATAAATTACATATATGGTGACAGTTCTTATATAAGGGAAACACTTCTTCTTCTTGGGAAAAGCAGGGTGACAGCATCGGGAAAATTCCCAATGATAGGGCTGTATGTTCCCTTAGACGAGGAAAGGGATAGTGAGAATTATTTTTGTAAGGCATCTGTAAACATAATAATCGCTACCAATACACTGGAAAAGTATACAAATGAACAACGTCGTGAGATATCTTTTGAAGGTATTCTTCGACCTTTGTATTACGGATTCATAGAAGAGTTAAAAAAAAGTGATAAATTTGATTTCGGTTACTCCGGTATTGTAAGCCATACATATTCAGAAAATTATAGTTTTGGAAGACGTGGTGCTGTTGATGTTGACGGTAAGGAAGTTGGCGAAAAGATAGATGCTATTGAAATAAAGAATTTGGATTTAACAGTTAAAAATCAGAATTGTTATGCGAACAGATATTAGAGAGTGCGGCAGCACGTCCGGATTTAATACTGGAATGAGTTACTGCCCCCTGCAACCGGACAAGGTCGCAGGTGTTATATTGGTCATTCATGGCAAAAAACTGCCCAAAGAATTGACTGCTGAGGCTTTGGAGGAAGCCTGTCATGCTGATTATCCGGACAGAATTTATCCTATTACAGGATTTTCGGAATACGCGGTAAGCGGCGGTGAACCCAATACAACAGAAAATGGTTATGCCGGGTCGGAAATAACGGGCTATTCGGCAAGGACGGATACATTCACGTTGCGTAAGTTTAATCTAGCTTTACAAGCTAATCTTGTAGCCAACAAGGATACATTGTTTGATATGTATGTTTTTGACAAGAATAATGTAATCTACGGAGAAGATGACGGGACAGATGAACTTGCGGGTTTTGCATTATCTGGTGTTTACCCTACAGGACAGGCTTATGATTCAAGCGGTCAGAAGGCTTATCTTGCGTTTAATGCGATGTATTCCGATACCGAGAAGATGATGAAAAACATGTCTGTAAAGCAAGCGGGTGTCAATTTGGAAAATGTTCTCAAGGGATTGAATTACGTTGAGTTTGTCAAAATGACATCTCCTGAAAATACATATAAGCTCGTGGATCATTATGACCGCACGGATCTTACTGCATATTATGGATCTATATTGTCTGAGAAGGCTTCAACGGTCGTTTCTGGTGCATCAGCACTGGAATACAGTAACGGTGTGCTTACAGCGACAGGAGGTGTGCCGGTGCTTAAATCTCCTTCTATTCTACAGACTAATGGGGTCATTGGAATTGAACAATGGGTATAATGAGAATTAATGGAGTTACATTTATAGAATCCGAAGTGGTTAAGCTTTCATTGGATGAGTTTGTCGCTCAGAATATAGATGTATTCTGGAAGGACATTTCTAGAGAAAGGCGGAAATCAAGGCTGGTTTCCGTATATAATAGGATTATCAATAACAGTAATTTAGGAGGCGGGGGAGATTGATCCCCCGTTTTTGCTATGACATTGGAGGAATACGCGAGATGTTGGAAGAAATTGGCTGATGGCATTCAGCCAATGATAAGGGATAAGATGGAAAGGGATGTTCCTCAGTTTGAGGAATATATACGAGAACAGCTATATAGTGGTGTTGATGGCGATGAAAGTCCTTTAATTCCCGGATATACAGAGGACCCATACTTTAAAAAAGCTTATGGAGAGCATTGGAGGAAAAATGCCGAACGCTATAAGAATTGGAAGACAAAGATACAGAAACCAAAGCCTTCATATTTGGGTTTTTCTGCAAGAGGAAATAATACTCCAAACCTTATCATACGTGGAGATTTTTATAGTTCCATCACGGCAATACCAATATCAGATGGTATAAGGATTGCCAGCTATGGCGTTTCTTTTGGTTCTGATATTGAGAAGAAATATGGTTATAAAATTTTCAAGGTAAGCTCCAAAGCAAGGAGGCATTATGTTACGTACAGGCTTATGCCCTCTATTGAGAAATTTATAAGGAGGTGCGAATTATGAAAAACTGCTTGTGCCAAGGGAATAAGTCAATGAGGGAGATGGAACATATGCGTTCAATCGCAGAGAAGGCTGCTGTTATGGATGAATGTGTTTATATATTATACAAGGTTGGAGATGTGTATAAATTCTGTCGTGAAGGTGAAAACTGGTCAGGCGAGTTTATTGAATTCATATTTCCGTGAAATGATAGCGGACATCCGGAAGGATTACCACTATCTATGTAAAGGACGGATCTACAAAATATCGTTTTCTCCTTTTTCAATATTGGCTCTTATTTGCCTTAGAAGCAAGAATGATCCTTCCATTTTGTAATTCCCTAAATTTTGTTTCGCCTGCATGATGCAGCTTTCGATAGTAAGGGCTAAATCGGGAGTGAACGCGGATTTATTAATTTGCATTGTTTGGGGGAGTTGGTTAGCATGATCATTAAACCATGCAATCATTTCATTCAATTCTTCCTCTGTGTAACTTTGTCTTTTTTCGGCCATATTATATTTCCCGTGATTAATGATGTTTATATATAAATATTTTATGCAAAAAAAGATATTTATTTTTTAATTGAAAAACAAAACTATCATTTATGTTATAATTTAGATTTTGTCTAAATTATAGTATAAAAACGCCATATCATTAATTACCATGCGTTACTCTGTATTACTGTACATTACGGTCCGCTTTAGATCGTTTTGTATTGATTTATAATGTGTTGTATAATGTAAAAACATCATTTACCTTTGTAGCCGTTGCAAGTAGAGAGGCAACAGACACATGATTAAACAATCGCTCAAACGTGAGCCTTCTTTATATTTGGAAATCCGTTGCCTCTCTACTTTAGCAACGGATTTTTTCTTTCCTATAATGCAGATTAAATCCATAAAAATGGAATTACTATTATCTAATTTGATTTAACCGCTCTATAATTTTTTGTGATTCTCTATATTGCTCAGCCTGTGGAATTTTGATAAATTCAACAGTTTTATCATAGTTCGCTTTTACTACGCTCTCTATTTCTTCAAGAGTTACCCTAAAAAATTCTCTACGTCCATTTATCATATTTACTTTCTTATTTTCAAAAGCATGATGTAAAGATGCTTCTAAAGTAGGTGCGTCATCTGAAAAAATCATTGCATGAACATCGAATTTAAATGGAACAGAAGCATCGCCCAACTCATCTACTCGCTCCATTGGATCCAAACGACGTGTCATCCCTATTTTATATATATTTTCTCCAAAAGAGCCTATATTTGATATGACATATACATATCCGGCTCTTTTATTGGCTTCTCTATAGTCAATATCTTTTATTGCTATATCCAAATCAGAAAGATGTTTTTCTATTTCTTCTTTTTTCTCTAATAAAACTTCTCTTTCCAATTCGTTGCAGGACTCAATTTGTTTGTTGAGTTTTATAAGTGCATTGGTATAGTGTCTTTGTTCTTTCTCTATGTCTTTTCTTGCTTCTTCTATTTCTTTTTGTAAACGTGCTTCCTCACGCATTTGTTCGCGAATATTTCGTTGCTCCTCTTTTTCCTGTTGTTTCTTCATTGCATATTCATAGGCAAGTTGAAGTTCTTGAACTTTGAGCTCTATATAATTAGAAGATAATGAAACTGCGTTTTTTGTATTCATTTTATTCAGAACGTCAGCAGATTTATATATTTTTTCTTTATAGGCAGTTACATTGTTGAATTTTACTTTGCTGATAAGAATATCGCACTCGTCATTGAAACATCTTATGATTTGTTTGATGTTTTGATTTGTCATAGCACGGCCTTGTGCCTCACTTCCGTTTACAGTCCAAATGTGTGAGCAGGTGGCGGCAGTCTTATTCAATATCATGTTTTTCTGTTCTGTCCTAATAGTATCCAAACGACCTTTATACTGTTCTAAATTTGCAAAATCATAGATAGGGGAATATAAGCCATATTCTTGCAAAAGTATAGTTTCATCTAATTCTATAATTTGTGACTTTCTTTGTTTCAATTCTTCGGTGGAGGAAGCAATCTTGCTTTCTAAAGAGGCTATTTCATTTATATGCTGCTGTCGGTCTTGTTCAAATTTTAGATTTTGCTCATTAATAAATGAAAGTGTTTTTTCTTTTTCTTCTTCTATATTAGCAATGTCTTTATATTTGGAAAGCTCTTCACATTGTGATTGAAGATTTGTAATTTCGGAAGAAAGCCTTTCCTCTTTTTCTTTTGCTACTTCAAGATCTCTCTTTAAAAGTGCTATTTCCGTAAGTTCCTTGTGTTTCAGAAAATCAAATAGTCCCATCGTTTATCTGTTTTAGAAAGTTCTCAATATCTGTTTTGGATTTTACCGTGTACATCTTGCCTTGATATAAAATATCACCGTATAATTCATAACTTTCTATTTTGCTTTGCAATTCAAGTTGTTTTTTTGCCTTGGCCTTTATCTCCTTTTTACGGTTGCTCTCAATCAATTTCTGTTTGGCTTCTTCGATTTCTTGTTGTTCTCTAGCTAAGCACCTTTCCTCTGCTTGTTTTTTCTCAATTCCTTCCTTTTCAGCCTCTAATTTTACAAGTTTATGTGTATTATCAGCTATTATATTATCCCTTATTTCTTTGTCTGTGGTTATAAATACATTTAACGCGTCCAGTTTCCAATCTATATCAGTGATATTATGAGTAGTAAATTCACCGATAGATCGAATAAATCTGGATTCATAGACATATTTAAATCTTACAATGTCAAGGTGCAAAAGTAATTCTGAAATAAATCTTTCTTTATCACATAGACTTATATCACATAAATTTTGTTTTTCAACAAAATGCCTTATGCCATGTAATTCATCTGTTATATAAATATCATCAAATGTTGTTCTATGATTATAAATATCTGCAACAACTTCTTTAATAGAATTTAATTTTTCCTTAATAATTTCTTTAGATTGATGTCCCCATAAAATAGAACTTTGTGGAACAAAAGCCTTTATAAAAAGAATTTTGTCTATAGTATCCTTATCAATATTTAAGGAGTCCATTTTGTTTTGATGTGTAATTTGCGAAGTTGAGTGAAAATTGGAAGACCCTTTTTCATCTGTTGGTTTTTGTTTATCAATATCATTAATAATTTTGTCAAATTCGGCTGTTTCTTTGATTGTCTTTCCTTTGAAAAAATCTAACAATCCCATATTACTTCAGTTTTAATAGTTTATCCAAATCCTCAAACGAATTATATTAATTAAATTTGACTTTTGGTACATTATCCACGTAAAAGTGCAAAATCCATCTTCAGGGCATGAACGATACGCAAGAAGCTGGATAGCTGCATGTCTGTATCTCCACGTTCAATACGGGAAATATAACTTCTTGCAGTGCCTGCCTTTTCGGCAAGTTCGCTCTGCGTCATTTTCAGCTCCTTGCGTCTATCACGTAAAATTACACCGTAATAATATGCACATGCTTTTTCTTCAAATTCCCTACGGCTTTCAGTGTCGGTAGCATCGTATTTGGCAGTCAAAAAATCTTCCGAGTTAATCAACTTGTTTGTATCAATCTTCTTCATTTCTGATATTCAGCAGGCTATAGTTCCTATTTCGTACAAGAACTCAGGAGCCAAGTCCGCACCGTTCGCCCACTCGATTGTGGTGCGTGTAAGCCCGTACTGGGTAAACTTGCTTTTGTCCAACAGCTCTCCAAAGACTTCTCCGATAAGATATGGCTTCAAGTCCACTCTTTTTCTGCTTTTGTCACTGAATGTCACAAGAAGCTCGTAATCTTTAATGTAATCTACATCTACTACTCGTAACATAAACGTTTATCATTTTAAAGGTTCTATTTTATCAATCTTGTCGCCTCTTTGAGCTTTCTCCCACAAAGAAAGAATTTCAGCCTCGTGTAAGTCCATCCATTGATTGACCTTGGCTATTACCTTTGCCGGAGCCTGCCCGTCCACAATTCTGTCCAATACACTGATGGAACACTCATAACTGCCATAGGAGAAATGAATATGCGGAGGGTTATGGTCTTTCCAATAGAGGCTTATTATAATACCGAAAAATCTACATATCTCAGGCATGTCATATTGTTTTTTGGTTTAATGCAAAAGTAACTAATTAGATACAAACATGCAAATATTTTCTGCTTTTTTCTTTGCCATATCAAAAATTATGCTTTACTTTGCGGTGCTAACAACTTATAGGAGCGGCAAACTCCTATGGCTTCATCATTGGAGTTATTTTTTTGCCAATACAGATAACAAGTAGTATCATGATTTAAGATATTGCGCACGAACGGTGGGGTAACAGAAATGTCTCCAAACTAAATTCCTATGAGTTTGTTAGCAGCCGTGAACGTGCGCATTTTTTTGTTATGCTAACAAACTCGATTCAAGTCCTAAGCGAAACAGAGTTGCTTGGGCACAAATTTACAGTTTACGGAACTGCCGAAAATCCGTTGTTTCTTGCCAAAGAAGTGGCAGAAGTATTGAACTATTCTGAAAGTAATTCAAGCAAGTTAACTAACCTTGTAGAAAGCGATGAAAAGGTTCGTAACATTATTACGACCCCTGGTGGAAATCAAGAAGTTTGGTTCTTAACCGAAGATGGCTTATACGAAGTCCTCATGCAAAGCCGTAAGCCAATCGCAAAAGAATTTAAGGAGTTAAGGAAATTCTAAAGGCCATCCGCAAGACTGGCGGCTATATCGCAACTAAATCTGACGACACTCCCGAAGAAATCATGGCACGTGCTCTAACCATCGCACAAGCTACCCTTGCCAAGAGAGAGGAACGGTTAAAGCAGCTTGAAGCTGAAACCGAAAAACAGCAAGTCACCATTGAGATTCAGACAGAGGAAATTAAGAAAGCCGCACCAAAAGTCAGTTACTACGACAACCACTTGCAGAGTGTGAATACGCAGACGAGCACACAAGCTGCCAAACAGATAGGAATGGATGCTGAAAAGCTGCACAAGAAGCTGAAAGAAATCGGAATCATCTACCGGCAAAGCGGACAGTGGATATTACATGCACCTTATTCTACATGGGGGATGCATTCTACCCGCACACAGACGTACACACGTTCGGACGGTTCGACAGGAACAAGTGTATATACGGTATGGACTACCAAAGGTGTGCGTTTCATTATTGCTCTATATGAAAATGATTGGAACGTGAAGAAAGCCATCAAGCAGATAAAAGGCGAGCTGAATCCAGCCGCCTGATTTAAATTTTACATATTAATAAGTCTTCCCCACCTTGCTTACGAGGTGGGCGGACCTTTTACGCCTATAACAGTTGCGATTCGCAACACAATTTAAAAAGACTATGACAGCATCGGAAATATTGGAAATAGCGGAAAAAATACTAAAAAGAGTAGAAGAAGAACAGGAAGAATGGGATAGATGGATGGCTCTTTTTTATGAGGGTATTGATGCGGGGAAGTCCGGAGATATTGACCGGATGGAAAGAGTTCGTAAAGAGATGGATATTATAACAGCGGAAATTAAAAATTCGACAAGGTATGAAAACAATAGATAAACTTGAAATTATACTTCAAAAAATGGAAGAACAAAATAATAGACTTGAACGGATATACGGCAAGCATCTCAAACTGATTGTATGCACTGGGAAAAGAAGTGAGAAGGTGAAATTTAAACATGAAGATTGAAATGTTATGTGTCTAATTTATTTATACAATATTCTAAATTGCAAACAAATATGTTGTAATATTTTGAATTGTGTTTTAGTTTATATTACTTTGTTGAAACTAACCCAATTATTATAACTATAGATAAAAAAAGTATTATGGTAGTATTAGAATTAATTATGGTCATATTTGCAATATTGCAAATTATTTTATTCTTTAAATTATGGGGAATGACGAACAATGTTCGAAATATAAGAGAAATACTTCAATGCTATATTAAAGATAATACATTGAATAAAGATGGAGAAGTTAAGAAAGAAGATAATATTGCGCCAGTGAGATTACCTGTAGATGAATATATAGGTAAATGGGGGAAATATGTAACAGAGGAAGAAATAGAGAAAGTAAAGGAAATGTTACCTAAATTGCCTCAAAGTATATTCTCCATAATAAAAATAGAGAGTACTGGGAAAATAAAGGTTCTTTCTGATTTAAGCAACATCGAAGAATCTTATAAAGTTCTTTATTATACGGAATATCAAAGAATAAAATGAAATAAATATTTTTTCACGGGGAGAAGTTTTGGCTTCTCCTTTTTTATTTCCTTATCTTCATAATATTAATAAAATCACTATCTTTGCTCTTAGAAGGTGCATGAAGTCATGCACTACCTAAAACTTACGAAAAGACCATGGCAGGAGCAGAATTTAAAATTACTGATGCGATTGATCCTAACATCGTTAAGAAGTTAAATGAGATAAGGATTAATATTCAAACCACATCTTCCGAATATGCGAATTTCACAAAACAATTAAGTGATGGCATAAATTTTAAGCCGGGTAATCTAAGAGAATACCAGTCTAAAGTTGACAGTTATAATGCTACAATTACCAAATTATATGCTTCTCAAAATAGGTTGTCTGAATTACAGGCTAGTCAATTAAAGTTATTGACCGATATTTCCCGTAAGATAGAGCTTCTTACCAAACCATTGAATACATTGGCAGACAAGATAACGGAAGTAAAAGTAAATTTGAGAGGTGCTTCCGAAGACTTGAAGAACGTGTCACAGGATGCGGAAACTGCTTCTGTTTCATTCCAAGAGGCATCTAAGAAAATATCCATGACTGCTGCTGATTTTGATTCAATTCGTCAGACGGTAAAGGCTTTTGATACACAAGCCTCCGAATTGAACAGTAGATTAAGTGATAACAAAGAAACAATTTCAGCCTTAAGAACATCTCTGAGGGAATTATCGAAGGAGTATAAGAAAGGTGCTATCAGCGAAGAGGAATACAAGTCCAAAAGAGATGCTACGGTATCCCAGTTACGCACGCTGACAGAGCAGAATAAACAATATTTGGCGATATTGAGAAATCATACACAGGTAGCGATTGCCACTACAGGAAGCTATAACGAGATGAAGGCTTCAATGCTTCAGTTGGAAAAGGAATATTATAACCTTTCACAAGCTGCACGCGAGGGAGCAAAAGGTATGGATATCTTGAACAATATCGGCAAGCTGAATCAACAATTAAAGGATATAGATGCACAGATGGGCAATTACCAACGTAATGTAGGTAATTATGCTTCGGGTTGGAATGGTCTTAGTTTTTCCGTACAACAGCTTGCAAGAGAACTTCCGGCTTTGTCTGTTAGTGCCAATACTTTCTTTCTTGCCATATCCAATAACCTTCCTATATTTATTGATGAGTTAAAGAAAGCGAGAATTGAATATGAGTTGGCTAAAAAATCAAATCAAACAGCTATACCCGTATTTAAACAGGTCTTGAGTTCCCTTCTTAGTTGGCAGACGGCTTTAGTTGTTGGGATAACTCTTTTATCGAGTTATGGAGGTGAGATAACCAAATGGGTGGGTAGCCTGTTTGATGCGAGAAAAGAAATTGATTATCTAAAACAGCTTCAGGAGGATTTGAATAAAGCTCAAAAAGAAGGTGTGAAAAATGCCCAAGATGAAGCTGTTAAATTGGATATATTATATAGGGCTGCTGTCAATTTGAATAAACCTATGGGAGAGCGAAAAAAAGCCGTTGAGGAACTGAAAAAGCAATATCCTTCATACTTTAAAAATATAAGTGATGAAAACATTCTTGCAGGTAAAGCGGCTGATAGTTATCAAAGGTTATCTAATGCCATATTAGCTTCGGCTAAAGCTAGAGCTGTGCAAGATCGGCTTGTAGAACAGGCTAAACAAAAATTAGACTTGGAAGATCAGTTGGCAGAAAAAGAAGAAAAACGTGCGAAACTTGAATCTGCTAGAGATCAGATGAAAGCACAATATGAATCCAGTCAAGGGGCAGCTATGGATACAGCTAGAGACATGTATGGGAAGTTAAACAAGCAGGTTGAAGACTTGGATAAAGAAATAGGTTCTTTATTAAATCAGTTATATCAAGCAGATAAGGCTAGTAGAGATATGATAAGTTCTATTAACATTGGAGATGTTACATTTAATCCTCATTCTGCCGATAAAGCATCGGATGATTTAGCGCAATACATAGAGAATCTTAGGAATAAAATGGCTGACTTGTCCGTTTCTCTCATTAAAGATGAGCATGAACGTAATCTTGCTGCCATAGAGAAAGAATATAAAGACCAGATAGCAGCTGTAAAGGGATATTCTGAGGAAGAGAACAAACTTCGGGAAATGTTGGGCCAAGAGAGAATGCAGAAGATAGCGAAAGAGAATGAGGAATATGCTAAGAAGTTGGCAGAGGCTGAGAAAAAAAGGATCGAGGAAAAGAAAAAGTATACTGATGAGATGCTCAGACTGGAAGAGGAACAATCATCTCTCCGTACAGCAGCTACAAGTACTGGATATAAGGAACTTGAAAACATTATAACAGAAAATTATTCAAAAGGGCTGCTATCGCGAAAAGAATACGATGAAGCCATGCGTGAACTGGAGCGGAAAGCCGCAAACGAGCAATTACAGATACAGATAGATGCTGCTGAAAAAATGATTGAGATAGCGGAAGCATCGGGAGTGGTAAGCAAGCAACAAATTGAAATGCTGAGAGAATCCATAAAGGCTATGGAAGCAGAGATAGGTTCTATAAATGCGGATGATCAGTTGAAAAAAGCGGAAGAGCAACAGGATATCACACGAAGGAATTTTGAAGTGTTGAAAGGTTATTCTTCTGCATTGAAAGATCTTGCATCGGATATCGATAGCCCGTTTGCCGGTATATTTGATGGGATGGATAAGGGATTCAGTATTATGTCTGATAAGATATCGGGTGTTTGGAAAGAACTTACAGACGGTGAGAAGATGGAAAGAACTACCGAGATGTGGGCTTCTATGGTTAGTGGAATTGGTGAAATGATATCATCCATTTATGATCGCCAGATTGAAGCTATTGAGGCTGAACAGGAAGCGAATGAGAAAGCTGGTGAAGAGGAAATTTCCCGTATAGAGGCTTTAGAAGAAAGAGGTGCTATAACAACTGAAGAAGCCGAAGCGCGTAAACGTGCAGCGGAAAATAAAACGGCACAAAAGAATGCCGAATTGGAGAAGAAAAAAGCTGCATTAAGAACAAAACAGGCAAAGTTTGAGAAAGCTACCAGTATAGCTGAGGCGGCTATACAGATAGCAGGTGGTATTTTGCAGACGATAAAACAATTGGGCTTCCCTGCTGCAATACCTATGATAGCTGCTCTAGGTGCTATGGGAGCGATACAGCTTGCTACTATTATAGCGACTCCTATTCCGAAGTATGCCAAGGGTACTGATTCGCATAAAGGCGGATTGGCTGTAGTGGGTGATGGTGGTGTTCCTGAAACAATCGTTACTGATAAAGGAGCGTATATTACTCCGTCTGTCCCTACTTTGGTTGACATCCCTAAAGGTGCGAAGGTTATACCTTATGCAGTGGATATGGACAGGATAAAGGCTCATGCAAATGATTTTGATGGTCTTATGGCATATAGAAGCGAAAACGATCTTCCTCCTGTATCAATAGTTAATGATTATAGTGAACTGGAGAAAAAGATAGGGCATCTGGAAAAATCACAGCAGATAGGATTTGTAAAATTAGCCAAGGCGATAAGAGAAAACAATTATCAGCAATTTTCAAAAAGTATCTGATTATGAGGTATACAAGTGACATATATGAACTTCCCTTGTCCGTTTTTATAGAGATTTATACCAATGATAGCAATACTATTGAATTTGACGGTGAGGACAAAGGGGCTGTATCGGCAAAAATTATCAATGACTATATAGAAATTGTCGGGAGCAAACAGTTGTTCTCTGAGATATTGAATTGTAATGAGCGTATGAATCTTGCAATGACCGTGGAGTGCATGAAGGCATGTGAGAACATGATGAAGTTGAAAATGTATGATGAGGTGCGTGATATCCTGATGAAGATAGGTTATTCGTGTAAAAAAGGTGATGTAATGGCTATGAATGCTAGAATATCCGCATTAAATTCCCGTGCACAATATGATTTGGATAAGATAAGTAAGGAAAAGAATGAGGGACTGAAGGAGAAGCCTACAAAACGTGGATTTATAAATGAAGTTGTCGCTATTGGGAAGTATAATAAGATGTATATCAATCCGAAAGAATGGACCGCCGGATCTTATGCCTGTCTTGTAAGGCAGACATGTGACGAAATCGATGGGTTGAATCGTAAAAAGAAATAATTATGTATTATCGATGTGAGTTACTTATAAATGGTCTGAAGTACAGGGTTACTGATGATCTTGAGAATTGGGACGAGGTGAAGGCTAGTTTCAAGAGAAATGACTATGACGGTGTTATCCGTACATTTTCCAACAAATTTTCTTTTGCTGGGGATGCTAGAAAATTGCTGTTAAAACAATATGATGAAGATTATTTGAATGCTTCTGCCTCAATAATAATAAGTACAAGAAATAACAGTTGGTTGTATAATGAACGGTTTAGTTGCGCTCTCAATTTCTCTACATTGCAGGATAATGGTCGTATCTTACAGATAAATGCCGTGGATGATAGCGTGGCGTCCATGATAAAGTCAAAAAAAGGAACTCAATATGAATATTCGGTCGAAGAGGTGAAAAGCCCCATTCCTCTTGTTTATGACGGACTTGAACTTTCAGAATCAGCAAAATGGATTCCTACAGGTGATACATTGGAAGACGATGACACTCTTATTAATGTTTATTTCAGCAAGAAAATGTCACCAATGCCAATATATATAACTGCCAGTGATTCCTTAATAAAGGGGTCTCTTGAATTTAATGATCAAACAGTAGGTGGTGATGATGTATATTCGATAAAGGCTCTGAAATCAATTAGGATAAATATAGAGTTTAATATTGATATGTTTGTGTTTAGGAAATATCAGTCTGGTGCTTTGGGATATGATGTAAGAGGTGTGAGGCTCCAGATTATGAAGATAAGTAATGAGATTGATAGTAATGGGGAAGCGGTGACTACGGAAACGGTGATAGGAAGTTTTGAACTTACGACAGAATCAGAAACGCCAGTGGAAAAGAAGGTTTCGGAATCGTACAATATAAGTCTTTTGCATAATGATAAAATAATAGTGAGAGCTATGTATGTCAATGAGAAAGAAGAGATTGTACCTGTATTGCCGGATTTGCCATACAAAGTCTCAACATCAAGTTATTTTAAAGCATCATGGAAAAATCGAATAAACCCTGTTGAGATGGATGTTATAAAGCCCGATACATTGCTGAACAGACTGCTTAAAAGTATTAATGGAGAGAAAGATGGTTTGACTGGAGTGATTGAGGGGACAGGAGATAGAAGGCTTGATAATTGTATGCTCTTGGCGGCTGAATCAGCCCGTAAGATTCCTGGAGCCAAAATATATACATCCTTCACCAAATTTGCAAACTGGATGAGTTATGTGTTTGGTTATGCTTACGACATATCCGGGAATACAGTAACTTTCCGGCATAGAAGCAAATACTTCTCGGATGATGTTGTCAAAAGGATAGATGATTTATCTGATTATGAGATGAAGGTTAATTCTGTATTGGTGTATTCTCGGATACGGATAGGCTTTGACAAACAGGATTACGACACGGCTAATGGAAAGGATGAGTTCCGTTTTACGAATGAATATACCACAGGCGTGACCATGACGGACAATAGCCTTGAAATGATATCTCCATACCGTGCGGACGCATACGGCATAGAGTTCCTTGCTGACAAGATAGGTGAAGATACTACAGACAACGAAAGTGACACTGATTTATTTATGGTAGGGGTAAAATCTGATTCGTCTGGACTTAAGTATATATTGAACAGGGATTATCTTATGGGTGGCGTTCTCAGCCCTGACACAATGTTCAATGCCATGTTTTCCCCTTCTTCTATGGTTTTGGCCAATGAAGCATACATCGGCTCATCTGTTGAGATGCTTACTTTTGCGTCATCAGATGGTAATAGTGATGTGGGTATTGATGGAATGGGGGAAAGTAGGGATATAATTCTTTCAAAAAGGATGTTTACTGTGGCGGAGGTGGAATTTGAGACTTCGGATGTGGAACTCCCGGAAGATCTTACAGGAATTGTTGAACTGGAATACCAAGGCAAAGTTGTACAGGGATATTATCAGCAGGCTGATTACAATTTTACAAAATCACAAAGTTCAAAGGTAACTTTGATCGTGAAAAATTTTAATTCGTTATAAAGATTCAAATTTTAATTGTTATATTTGCAATGAAAGCTTGTGAAGTCACAAGTTACTAGAAACTTACGAAAAGACTATGATATCAATCGGAGATGTTTGTCCGTTATTCTTTAAACCGCTGAAATATAAATATTCAAATGCAGGATGTTTCAGACAAGTATTTTCTGTGTCAGACAACATCCTGCTGCAAATCTTTTGTGATAACGGCGAAAAACCTTTAGCTTATTTGAATGATAAGATCGGCAATATTTCCTCCAAGATAACACTGCTTACTTATGATGTAAATGAAAGCATTAAGATGTATTATGCCTCATTATCTCCTTCGGAGGGGATATATACAGTAACTATAGGCGATAAAGAATGTGAGGAGTTCTGCGTGTGTGAGAATATAGGTGATTCTATTCTGATTGAATATTCCCATAAAGATAATAATTCTGCGTTTGATAATATATTCTGGATTGATGAGGTTCGGCAGATGTTCCAGTTCAGAATAATAGGAGGGTTCAAGCCGGATGGGGTGGAGTTGAAAGTTGAAAACGAACAGTTTGTGAATCAGAAGCAGGAGATAATAGAAATGTATTCTCTCCCTTATAAAACATTTGATTTTGTTTTCGGGACAAGTTGTGGCGTTCCGTATTATATAGCGGAGTTTATAAATAAGGTACTTTGCCTTTCTCACGTCAGCATAAACGGTAATTTGTTTGTACGGGAAGGGGACTCTGTCCCGGAAAAGATTGATACAATAGGTAAGAAACAGATGTTTATATATAAAGTGACTTTACGCCCTAGAGAAAACGATATTGCTGGGATCGGAGGCAAAACTGAGATCGCAACTTCTTCTTCAGAAATCGCGTTTTTACTAACTAATCCCGAAGAGGACGATGTGTTGAAATATAAGAAGGCGAAAGCTGCTTTTGTTAATGAAAATTACGTGTAATCATGGCTAGAAATCGTCCTATAAAGATATTGTGGTACGGTTCGGAAACGGATGATGAAGGGAATCCGATTATACCGAAAATATCCCCGTCATTTGAAAAGCGACTGGAAGGGTTGAATGAGGGAGAGATATACATACATAATGATGATAAGAATCCTTCTATTTACATAAGAACCAATAAAGACAGGGTTGTTGCCATATCGGGAGGTGCAAATATAAGTGAATTGGCTAAATATTTTTTGCGTAAAGACAAGGAGGATTCTACAAATTTTCTTTTATCATTATTGGGCGGAACTGTCATTAAGAAATATGCCAAGTTCGGTGATTTCGTTACTGGTGTAGATGGCGGTTTTATTAATGAGAAGGGCGATATTGAAATGGGAAGCGGAGTTTTCCGAAAACGTCTGTTTGTACCTGAAATAGCCTATAACCGTACAACCTATTTCAAAGGACGTATGGTAAACTCCCCCGGTGGTGGTTGTACCGTATTGTCATACGTGGATAACGGCGATGGAACCTACACCATCACTCCCGATCTGACGGATGCGGACGGATTGAGCCAGTTTGTTGATGATATCCTTACCACCTATTTTGTGACTAAAAATAGCGAAGGCAAGCTGAACGGCTTTGAAGAAATGAAATTCCGTGTGACTGCCGCAGATTATACAGCCAAGAAGTTTACTGTCATTCCCCGTCCGGGGCATTCTGATTGGAAACCTGCCGAGCAGATGGTATTGGCACAAACAGGTAACTTTACGGACCCGGAACGTCAGACTTATATACTTATTGATTCAGTCAACGGGAACAACTGTATTACATTCTTTGACAATGCCAACACTTGGGACCCGGAGCCGGCACAGATGAAGAGCTGGTTCGGCAAGAAGAAAGGCATGACTGTCGCTGGTATTAATGCAGACAATTACTCAGCCGTTCTTCAAAACATTATCATGACCGGGCTTATCTTTCAGGTGGATGAGATTACCGGACAGACAGTGCGTGTTCCGTTGGACAAGGGTGAATGGGTTTCAGGTAAGTACGCCTACTATGACCGGGTGTCACATAACGGGGCTTTGTGGTTGTGTGTTGATGATAACGGAACGACAACAGAACCTTCTGATGATAATCCGGCATGGCTGAAACAAGTGGCGGAAGGGCAAAAAGGTGATCCGGGATTGTCCGTAGTAGGTGGCGGTCATTGGGAATCCTCCAAAACCCCGTACAAAGCCAATACAATGGTCACTCTTGTCAACTGTGTATTTATATCCAAGGTGGAGACATCCAATCCTCCCATCAGAATATTGCGTGTCAAAGGTGGCAATTTCTTAAGAAAGAAGGACGGTGGTTATTATCTTGCCGGGAAACCTGCCGACTGGGAGGTTAACGAAGACTGGGATATGCTGCTTGACGGGCGTGAACTGAAAGGTGAGAGTATCACTTTCCTTGGTGAATTTGCCACGGCTCCTGCCAATCCGAAAAACGGTGATTCATACCGTAACACGACTGACCGTGCTACCTACATCTATCAGGACGGAAGATGGCAGCTCATGATATCGGACGGAAAAGACGGTAAGGATTATGAGTATATCTACACAAGAGGCAATATCATAGATAATCCTCCCGAAAAACCTAACAGCCAGCAGAAGGATGATTATATTCCTGAAGGCTGGACGGATGATTTTGTAGGAGTGGACGCTGATCATCAGGTTGAATGGGGTTGCAAGCGTTTCAAGGAAAACGGTGTATGGTCTGAGTTCAGTGATCCGGCTGTGGTGCATCGCTGGAGTAAGGACGGGGAGAATGCCATCATGGCAGACTTTGATAACGAGATGGTCAATGCAGCCCTTACTTCAGATGGGAAGGTCGTATCCTCACAGACTTGGAATACAACTGTCAGTATGTGGTATGGAACGGAGAAGCTCACGCTTGACAGCATCACCTGTACACCTGACATAAATCTTCTGTGTGCGACAGACAAGAATACGGGAGTGGTGACAATATCGGTATCTGCCGGAGCTACTCTTGCTGCGACAAACACGGTGAAGATCACAATCAGGGCTACAAAGAACGGGCAGCAGTATTCCCGTGATCTGTCATTCACTGTAGCCGGGGTCCGTGGAGGTGCGGACGGTTCAGATGCCGTGCTATACAGTATAATCGTTTCTGCCACTTCTGTAAGCAAGGACAAGAATGGGAACTACAGCGTGTCTTCCGTATCATGTTACAGGCAAAAGTCAGTGGGAGGCGTGATATCCACCACAACGGACGGTACATTGAAATACAGCATAGATGGTGGAGCAGAAACTACCATAAACAACAATACAGCCATATCAAGCGGAAACTTTACGAAGACATTGAAGTTTATCTTTTACGTGAATGACCAGATAGTGGATGTTGAAACCGTTCCCATGCTTTCTGACGGGAAGGATGGTGCTGACGGTGAGAGCATCACAGCCGCAGGTCATTGGGAGTCCGCCAACACTCCGTATGCGAAAAACAGTACAGTATCGTTTGCCGGAGGATCTTACTTAAGCAAGGTTCAGACTTCCAATCCGCCACTTCCGCTTCTTCGTGTGAGAGGTGGACGTTATCTAAGGAAGAAGGATGGCGGTTACATACTTGCCGGGAAGAGATCGGACAAGGCTGTCAACTCCGACTGGCAGGAAATGACTTCCGGTGTCGAACCGTCCGCTTCGTACTGGCTTGACAGCCCGGTAAGCACAATAAACTTTACCAGTACGGGCACACCGTCACCGTCAGCGTTTGTCGTTACCATGAAACAGAATGTAGGCGGTAATGTGAGCGATACGAACAGGTTCTATCTTGCTGCACGCAAATATAACGGAAGCTGGCTGGCTCACGTAGGTGCTACCCTAAGCAATCAGATATCCGTACCTGCGACAGCCGGATACACCCAGTTTGCCGTCCGGGCTTATCAATCCGCATCGGACGCGAACGCATGGAATAATAATTTTGTCGCTGAAAAAGGGGTGGGTGTAGCTAATGATGGTTCCATAGGAGCAACCGGAGCAACAGGGGCTTCTCCAAGAGATATGGGAGTATTCCAATCTGGTACTAGCTATGTATGGAACGCCAGCTATCGTGACAAGATCATCTACAAGTTCAATGGCGTGTATTATAATTTCCTTGTGCGGAACTATGGTGCCAGTGTAACCGCCGCCCCTACATCTGTCAACGGGGATTCCAATTGGGAAGCCATGCAGAAGTTTGTTAATATCGCCACTGACACCCTGTTTGCTACAGGAGCCAATATATGCGGATTCATGTTCACATATAAAGGAACGGATGCCAACGGCATACCTTTTGGAGATATAAAATCACAGAAGTCAACCAATGGTGTGCCCAACCTGATACTGAATTCCGAATCCGGTTATATTCATGGCATTAATATGGACATAGAAGGAGGACGTATCGGTCCGTTCTCCATCGCTTCGGGGATGTTGTCCTCAAAGATCCTTTATGAAAATGAAACAAATAAATACGTCGGTTTCAATCTGTCTGCCGGACAAATTGAGTTTTATAACGAAAGGACATTTGCAAACATAAGAATCGGGGGAAACACGCAGTTTGTCACCATTGAAGGGATTAAGTATGATGCTGGAATTGACATACAGAGTCCAAATGCCATGATCGGAATGCACATCAAGACTCTGAGCATTCCTCTATTCGTGGAGGGGGGTAATATTTTCCTTCATCCGAACAATGACAGCTATGTATCCATACGTGGGCTTACGCTGAATGCAAGGGCTGTAGCGGTCAGTACAAAGCTGA